TCTACACTAGCCATTATTCAGAAATGTCAGATGTGACCGTGACTACCCCTCCGATAAACGTTCTTTTCTTTCCATCTGGACTGTTCAACTGTAGGTCATAGGTGTAATCTCCTGCGGTTAAAGTATCAGTCTCTAGGAAAATTCTCAAGGCACCTAGGACACCATCATAATTAAGTTCAGTAGTAGGCGTTGCAACCACAGTTCCAACACTTGATTTAAATTGAATAAGTGCTGTGAACCCTGTAAGGTCAATTCCGGCTCCATTTGCATCTTTAAAATTAACTACTACATCAAAAGTGTCGCCCTGGTAAATGGCAATATCCCAACGTGTAGGCAACAACGAAGTGCCAATAGTTCCGGCCTGTGGAAAGTCTGCTACTGTCATTTATTACTTGTAATACTCCTGAACCTCGCGTGGAGTGGCAAGGCGGAAACCTGAGCCATCCAAGTCGAAAATTTCTTGTGCCTGGTCTTCGGTCATAACCACGAATGGGTGCTCGCGAGTAAATCGGTGGCCACGCACTTCGTAAGTCATGTTAGGACGAGTCATCTTAACAACTACCTCATCCGGTGTATTGCCCTTTTTCTTAGCGGCGGTAGTAACCTTCACAGCATTCTTTTTCTGCTTTGTGGTAGGCTCTACATGCTCATCAGCATTTTCCCGTGCCTCTTCAATCTGTTGCCACTTTTGATATTCAGCGTATTGTACGCCCTCATCTTCCAAAAGTTTTACAGCCTCGGGTACGGAATTAACTGTCGCGGCATCGTCTTCGCCGACGAAACTCGCAATTACAGCCTTAAGTTCAGGCAATTCTAATTCTGCAAAAGACATATTTTCCTCCTAATGTCTCTCTAAGTATATCACATTTATGCGTCAAAAAGCAAAGGGCCACCCATTAAGGGTGGCCCAACGCTTTAATTACCTATCAAGGAGAAGCCTTGACGTTCTTGACTACGACATATGCGTCATAATCTTCAACGTTAACGCCTACACGGGTGAATACTGTGTACTCAACTGTGTCCTTCTTTGGCTTGAACTCTCGATAAACCTGAATCTCTCGCTTGACGGCCCAAATTCGGTTGTCAGGGAATGTCAGTTCGACATATCCGTGCTCGCCCGTTGCGCCTGCGTAATCACCAATCAATGTTTCTGAGAACATTGGGACTTCGATTACAGGAATTCCAAACGCTGCGATTGTGACTGCTCCCGGCGCGCCCTGAGGTCCAGTAATAGCACCGCTGAATACACCAGCACCAATACCAACACCTGTAACGTCAACCTCGGTCAAACCGTAAACGTAATCCTGAATCAAGTTACTTCCGGCATAGAAGCGAAGCGCCTGTCGTCGCTGCTTGTAGTAACGAGGCATTGCCTTTAGAGCGGAGTTAAATACACTCTTGTCCAAAGGTGCTCCCGCCGCGTCTACTACGTGGCCGTTAGTTAGAGACAACTTCCTCCAACCGTCAAATGCCTTAAGCAATGGGTCGGCAGAGGCACTATCACCGTTAATTGCTACGTCTTCCAAGTCGTTTCCGGCCTGGGTAGCCATTAGTCGGGCAATGTGGTCTTCAAGAGCCTCACCTTCTAGGTTGTCTTCCAAAGATTCGGTAGAAAGTTCCCAATCTAGTCGCATCTTTGTGGTGGTCATGGTAATCTTGCTGAATGTTGCACCTGCGTTAACGTGGTCGTCAACGGCTTCGGTTGCAACACGAACTAGACGCTGACCTACACCAATCTTGTCGATTTCTGCTGTGTTCGCTCGCATACGGAACGTACGAGCATCACGACCAAGAACGGTCTGGTCCCACATATAGTCGATAAAACGGTCGGCCTGGTCAGGTCGTAGAAGACCGCCACCGGCGTTAATATCGGCTGTTACAATGACCTTCTCTAGAAGTTCGTTGTTGTTGCTCACCTTGTCATTTCACCTCACTTTTTTAGTTTACTAGTTTTTCAGCGCCGAGGAAACTACCACGCCAAAACTTTTCTGTTGTATCTTCATCCTTGGACCCGCCGAGGTCGCCAGACTTCTTAATTGCGGTTTCTCCCTCAACACCATCGACACGCTTTTCAACTGTGTCCACAGTGTCATCAAGGGAATCCACCTGCTGCTTCAATTCACCAAGTTTTGTTTCAAACTCGGAAACCTTTGTGCTAACTTCTCCTACAGACTTCTCAATTGTTTCCTGCACGGTGGCAAGGATTTGCTGGGTATCTGCCTTTGAAGTTTCAATTGCGCCAGCCAATGCTTCACGGAGGTCGCTAAACATCTTCGCAAAGTCAGGCTCGTCTACCTCAGAAACGGTTGCTGCCTCTGGCTTTTCCTCACCGCCTGAGCCCGCCGCCTTTTCAGTAGTTGTTGCTGATGGGCCTGCTGCTGGGGTAGCCTCGACTACCGCCTCAGCCGTTGCCTCTGGCTGCTCGTCAGCACTCTTTCGTACTGTTCTCTTTGACACGTCTACACCTCCCTCATATTTTCGCAAGTATTCAACTACTCGCTCTGCAATTTGTTCTGCATCTACGCCACCATTAATTGTAATACTTGGTGTCGTAGAGATATAACCACTAGTCATTCCGGTTGCTGTGGTATTCCATCCTGCATTTGGCTGGTTGGAAGTCTTTGTTGCGACGGCCTTGGCAATAACTTCTTCTCGCTGGTCATCTTCTGCTTCGACCCATCCGATATTTTCCATATCGTTACCGCATGAGGCGCAAGTAAGTGATTCAGCATTTGCTACTGCCTTAGCCAAGTCTGTTGGGCACCAGAAAATATTCTCTACTGCCATTTTGCTCAACATTCCAGTCATTTCCGTCTGACCATTAACCTTCTGGAAGGACATAATGTTAGCCAACTGATTTGCTGGGTTATCTACCAGACTCAATTCAGTTAGTTCGTAATCTTCGACCTCTCGATATGCCGTATTAGATGCCTTATCAAAAATGTCGCGGGCCTTAATAACACCGCCGCCAATAGAAAATCCAGTTAGAGTTCCATCAAGAACCTTCTGCCAAGTGTCTTCGGCACCCTTAGAAACATAAACGGTGACGTACATTCCATTGTAGGTTTGTCCGTCATCCGGGTTGAAGAAAGTCTTTTCTTCGAACTTAAGGGCCTTACCAACAGCAATAGGCGCGTGCATTTCTCGTACATTGCCGCGCCATCTAGCAAAAGCGTTTCGACTTGCGTCCGCTGTAACAACGTCCTTTTGAGTATCTACGTTATCAAGGGTGGCGAAACCACTGACCGTTCGATTCTCACGGTCTACCTTGACAATCGGCATAGCAATTTGTAGGTGCTCGCCGTTAGTTGTCAGAACAGACTTATTAAGTTTCATGTTTAGATAATATCAAGAAATGTATTCTAATGCAAAATTTCCGTCAAGAAACCTTGTCAGTAGTACTGACATCTTCCTCCGGTCGGTGGCCATTAGTCCTTAAATGCCAATTAATATGGCCCAATCCATTCATTAAAGCAATCCATGAATAGACAACAGTACCCGGGCTTTGCCAGTTACTTTGCACGAAGGATAGGAACAGGAATGTCCAAAATACAAATTGTGAAATTGCTGTATAGGCAATCAACTTAACATTTCTGGTAAGTACAGCATATACCTGCGTTGCACCAATCAAAAAGGCTATTCCCCCCAAAAATGCTTCGGACGTGACACCAGATACAAATGAGTAAGATGGCGAGGTCGAAAATACACTAAATGGGAGCAGCAACCAAAGTCCCCATAGCATAATTAGGACTCCAAATGCCAATGGATATAGTGGCGCTGACTTATGTAATAGTAAATTTTTTACGTTAATCACGCTTGCTGCCTCCCTTCACCTTTAGGCGCTCTACCCTGTCCTCCCCTATCAGGAGAATTTACGCCTCTGCTTGTGGTACGCTGGTCAGGACTTCGGCCCGTTGCTGGCTTAGCGCCACCCGTTGCCGTTGGCTTTGCCTGGGCAGCGGCAATAATCTTGTCGCCACCCTTAAGTCCTGGGCGACCCATTCTGGCTCGAACTTCGTTTGGAACCAAAACTCCGGTCGTCAAGTAAACTTGGTCAATCTTGCTCTGCTCAGTTTCGTCAGTTAGGGTCAACTCGTTAAGTGCAAATACAAATGCGTCAGTAACTTCCTTGATAACCTTGTTAATCTTAGTTTCAAAAACGTCTTGTGCCGGACGGCATACAGTTTCCTTAAATGTCTTGTCGGCATCCTTGGCTGCCGCTAACGCAGCACCAGTAACAGCAGAAACCTTCGTAATTGGAACTCGGTGCGCCATCAAAATCTTGTCTCGATTAGCACTATCATAATCTCCGAAGGACTGGTCCTGCTTACCGACTTCGACCGGCTTCATTTCAAATTCGACCGGCTTGTCAGTAGTTCCGGCTGGCAAAGGTACATAAAGGGTTCTGTGGTTCTTGCCCTTTAGTCCGCCCCGGAAGAAGTTAATTGTATTACGCTCAGCCGTAGGAGAAAGTTTTGCTCCCTTAATGACAATAACGTAACGAGGGACAGCCTTGTGCTCGAAGTAATCTAGGTTATATCGAGAGGCATATTCGCTTCCGGCCAGCGCATTCTGCGCGGCGATGATGTCAGGAATTCCGTAATAGGAATCTGTTGGAGTATATTTCTTAAAGTGAATGATTTCGTTTGGGCGTCGGTCATTTCCTACCTTATCGGTAGTAGTTCTATCACCAAAGTTTCGGAAGAACTTAGCCTTATCGCCAATAAGTTGAACGAAGCCGTCCCGCGCGATACGCACGCGCAGGGTGCTAGAAGGAATATGGCCAATGTATCCGACTCGACCAGCAGTGGTACGACCAATTTCTAAGTAGCCATTACCAGTTGCTTCAATATCGGTATAGACCTTCATCAAAGTTTCTAGAAAGGTATCTTCCTGATTAAGAGTTTCTACCCACTCATTAAGAGCATTTCGAGCCTTCGTTAACTTCCGGCGAGCCTTATTGAGTTTGTCGGGGTCGTCAATCTTGTCAAGCAATTCTTGTGTAGTAGGAGATTCCTTCCAATCGAATCCAAGGCCGACGATGTTCGCCACTTTTGCATTAATAGCAGCGAAGTTGGTTTCGTTCTTTTCGTAAATCTTAGCCAAATACTCAAGATTATATGGTGGAATTGCTACATCAAAATGCGAATATCCCGTACCTGCTGAATAGGTCGGATTAAGTTGCTTAGTCTCTGCACCATCAATACCACGTTGATACTTTTGAAGTTCACGGGTAACTCTGCGCTTAAAGGCTGGGCTGGTGCCTTCGAGAGTTCTAAGAGCCTCTGCCTTTTTGTTGAATGGGTCGTTGCCAGTATCTCCCCATGGAGAATCATAGGAGTCGATAGAACCTACCGATACCTCTACTTCCTGTTCGTCTTTAACCTCATCATCAACAACTAGTTCAGTCATTCTTTGTTTGCTCTCGGAATTTAATTTCTTCGGCCCACGCTGCGGCGTCGTATTCGTCAGGAATTAGGCCCTGCTCAAAGCGGTCGCGCTGGTGCTCATATTCTTCATCATCAATCTTGCGATGGCCTGGGAAGAATATTGGGTGGCCGTCCTCACACCCGCACGCGCGGGCGGCAGCAGTCAATTCTGCTAACCTTCGAGGGTCACCCTCTTTTGAGGAAATAGATAAGTAATTGCGATTTTCGTCGCATACCAATGCGCCGTCTGGCATCTGCCAAAGATACACGCCGTATTTGGTTTCCTGAATTCTCTGTATTCCCATACGGTAAGTGTATCATAATTATCTTTTAATGGCCAATTTTGTCCTAGTGAGGTACAGAATCGACCACTTAGGCCCCCGTCCAGACGTACTTATAGGCTATAGCAGAGGATTCTGTCAATTGCGGGACGCTTAACTCGGGGACAGCCAAACGGGGTCGGCCCCAAGCGCCTAAAGCATGGTTGAAAATCACCGACTCTGATAGTGGTTGCCAGTAAATTGCCGGGAATGCAAATGAATTTCCACCCTGCAAAATTACATCTATATCAGCAGGAGCAGTCAATTCAGCATAGATATGCGTCCATTTGCCCAATGCAAAATCTGCTGCGACTGGCGCTCGTTGAACACCATCTATCCAGACGGCCATACCACTAACCGCGCCGCTCGAAGATAGTGTTGCCGTGCCAGCAGTAACAATATCAGTTGCGGCTGTATCTCGTCGTACCAAAAATTCAATAGCAGCAACATTATTTCCATCGAGGTCAGCAGGCAAGGTGAGCGAGCCGCCGACAATTGCAATATCGGAATCATTGCCGTCGAGCACGTTATTAGAAAATTGACCAATCTCAACTGGCTCTATGACAACTGCTCGGGCTGAATTGTTCACAGCCAAAATATCCTTGTTCTCGTAAATAGTAATTTTGAATTCTGTGATGCTTGGAATGTCATCATCAGCCGGGATATTGAAAGTCTGGCGGAATCTTACAACCTTATCAGTAGTATCAACTCCCGATTCAAGGCCAGGAATAGTAGAGTGATTAGTAACTGCCTCCCAAGTGGTGCCATTGTCCCAACTGACTTCTACCAAAAGATTAGCACTCTGAGAATCCCAATCAATACGACTTCCATCAATAATTCCTAATTCTCCAATATCATATCCAACATCACGCTGACCAACCTGAGTAATATCTTCCTGGTGTAGCGATGTGTCGTAAACTATATTAACTAAACTACTACTTGAGTAATCAGTAAATTCATTTTCAATACTTTGGAATGCAATGATGGAGTAAGCATCTGATAGGTCATAGAAAATACTGGCGGCTCTGCGAAGTTGGTCTTCATAATTTTGTACACAGCCCTGCTCATAGTGGTCTTCAATCACTGAGCCAGAAAGGGCGGTATCATAAACGGCTACATTGCTAATAAACACGCTGTCGGTGCCAGCGGCGGTTCCGCCAACTAAAATGTCCGTAGTGTCTTCGCTAATAGTGCCTTCTAGAAGTGTAAACCCTGAGAGTTGATTATTGACATATAGTGCTGCTGCCGCGCCATCGAATACACCTACTAGATGATTTACTTTTCGATATCTAAGTGGGAAGGATACTTTCTCCACCCCGGCGCTAGTCTGAATCTGAAACGTAGCAATATTACCATCGACATATAGTCCTGAGACATTTCGGCCAATCACTCTCTGTGATGACGTGCTTATTTGAGGATATGTCCAAGCCTCTAGACTAAATGGAGCACTAGGCTGTTCTGCCGATAGGATGGTGAGTGGGAGCGACCCAAGAACATTTCTTGCACCCGCAAATTGCTGGGAGCGAATTCCATTGGTAACCAAGGGATTGTAAAACACTGACGGTGGAGCACTATATATAGCATTTGGCTGTCGCCCGGAACTGTCAATAGCAATAGTGCCCGAAGATTCTTCCAAATCCAAATAGAGAATCGGGCTACTCGCTAATACAGTCATTCTGTAACTCATAGTTAGATTATACCACCTATCTGTTAGAAATAGCAAAAGGCCGGGGCTAAGTACCCCGGCCAATGCTTGTAGCGTAACTATAACCAGCATCCTAAGGTGAACTGCACGAATGCCGTAACGCTTCGCGCTGCCTAAACAACGTTACCCGCGTTAATTCTATTATATCACGAATTATTTATCGAGAAAGTATTTTGCTCGGGCCTTGTGATATGCAGTATTAGTGCCTGGACCCCAAACACCATCAGCAGTTACACCAAGAGCCTTTTGAATCGCACGGACTGTCTTGATATACGCGCCCTGCGAAACACCGCCCCAATCTCCATCAACAGTCGTTCCTACAAACTTCTGCAAATCCTTAACAGGGAAATGTCCACTTGGTCCTTGACGCACAACCTTTAGGGCGTAGTCAGTTCGCTTTGTCCATTCCTCATTAGGCTTTCGCAAATGAACAGCAATTTCCAATTCCTTTACAGAAACCTTCGACGCTGGCTTTGGTGTAGGCGCTGGCTTATCAGTTAGGTCAGCATAAGCCGCCTTGACTAACTTGATAAAGTAACCCCATGGGAAATTTGTTCCCGGGTCGGTGTGAGTACTTAGGTGATATACCGCAGTAGCGTCACGATGACCAATAATTCCCTTTTTACCTGCCGCCAACTCACTGTGCGTCAATTTCTTGACCGGAATATTGTACTTGCGGCACCACTGAGCAGTCAAATGTGCTGCCAGTTTCAATTCGTCTTTAGAATATGAATCTTCCCAATCGCTCGTCTTTTGAGAACTATATCCAGCCAACTCCATTTGGAGTCCGTCTGAATTTGCTCCCGGCGCAGCCCACGCTACATCTTCGTCCTTAACGCAGCGAACTGCGCTATTGTCGTCCACACAAAGATGGGCGGATGCCTGAACACTAGAGTTATGGAAGAAGTTCGCTACACTCTCAGCAGCATCATCACGCTCTGGAAACTCCATATCGTGAATTACTACTAAACGAATGTACCTACCGCTTGCATTTGTCCGGTTAGGAGATTCGACTAATTTAAGATTGCCAATATTATATGCCATTTCTCACCTCAGTCTAATTATACTCCGCACGCGCCATTAACGCAAGCCTGGCTATTTCCGACCTCTTCATATTCTCTACCTTCCCAATCCAAAGCCTCCTGCAAAGGAACCTTAGTAAGTGGCTGACCACCTCGGGCTCCATCAGGATAAACTGTTACCCCGCGCAACTTCGGAAGGTACTTGTAAAGAATATTTCCAAATTCTTCATGTGTGAATTCTTGCTTATCTGGCGATGGCAAATTGAGCGTACTAGAAATTCCATGGTCTACCCATTGCTGGACCCAAGCCTGGAAAGCAATTCTACGCTCAGGCTTTCTGGCCAAATCATAGGCATCTTCAAGTAATTCTGTAGGAACGTCCTTGTCGAGTAGGCGCTTTGCAGCAGAATCGACAACATACTGGAAATGCCAGTCCTGGCCCTTCAAATATCGACGCTTGTATGCAACAGCCAATAGAGGCTCAAGGGAAGTCGTTGTTTCTGCAATGATACCAATGGTGCCATTTGGAGCCAAAGCCCTTTTCTTTACTGGCTCACTAATACCAAGTCGAGCCGAACCAACTTTCGCTGCATAATCGCTCTGATTCTTCCAGCCGTCCAACCACTGAGCCAATTCATAATCTGGCCCATATGACTTACCTCGGGTTACCAACCATTCATAAATGCCCATAAGACCTAGGCCAAGCCGCCGGTT